GAATTTGAGGCTGTCAACAGCTTTTTTAGATTCAGAAACTTCTTTTTCAGGTTGTTTGATGGTCACAGCCTTAGCCACTTCTGTAGCCGTGGCAATGAGCTTGTCAACTGCAAATGCTTTTACGGTTGACTCATCCAATCCGGTAATCTTGGCATTCACAACATCAGCTTCAAGCGGTCCGCGAAGGGTATCAACCGACTTTTGAAGCCCGTCAATCTTTGCGGTGCTTGCGTCGGATGCGGTTTTGATAGCCAACCCAGCCAGAACCGCCGGCACGGCGATAAATCCACTGATTCATGCTCAGCCAAGCAAAAAGCTGTTTGGGCTGCATTTGCAGTGCTTTGGCCGCGTTGGTGACGCACACAGCGCCGCCGGTGGGTGTGGAGATTCGGTCGAGCGCATCGGCCTTGGGCGCTGCGATGGCCAGCCGGGCCTGCTGCTGGGCGGATTCGATGGTCTTGGCCGTGGCCAGTTCGATAGCGTCAGCCCAAGCGCGCGCGGCGGCCGCCGGGTTGGTGAAGTCGGGCAGGGCGGGTGCAGCGGCTTTGGTTTCCAACGCAGTCATGCGGTCAAACACCTTGGCTTGCAGGTCGTAGCTGTACGACATGGCCATCAGGCAGGCTTCGCGCTTGAGGAATCGGTAGATGGCGTATTGCTGGCCGTTCTGCGGGTTGGTGTAGGTGTCCCGAAACTTTGGGACACCCCCCTCGCCCAGCACTTTCGGAACTTTCGCCATGAAGTGGTCATGCCGCAGTTCGGATTCACCCTCTCCGCGCTGGCTGTTGATGTAGTCCACCAGCTCCAAGCTGGTCATGGTGACGGGGTTGACGGTAGGAATAAGTGCGTTCATAATTTGCGTGTTGTTTGTTGAAAAGAACTGCCCGCCTGCCAGCGGGCTTTTTTTTGCCTGCGAAAAGGTGCGCAGGCTTCACCATTCATCACGCAACCTTCCTGCTAAGCGGATTGCTTCTGTCATCACGCGCATGGCGCAGGGCCATCAGCGTGGCCTTTTCCAGTGCGTCAACGGGCTGCGAAGGAACAGAGCCGGTGCGGAAGTGCGGCGGCTGTGCCATGGGTTTGTTGCGGGGCCACATGCTCATGATGCAGCCCGCTTTTGCCGTGGTTTTTTGGTGCGAGCCAGAACGCCAACAATCCGGTCTTGCAGTGCTTGAGGAAGGTCATCGGGCCATGCGTAGATAGTTTGCACAGCTTTGTAGCCAAGCGCTTTTGCTGCTTTACCGGGCGTGCCGCCGAGAAGTTCTATTGCAGTGGTTTTTTTCATGGTGTGTGTAGTGTAGACGGTTTTGCATGGTGGTGGTGCGCTAAAAAACATCTAAATAAAAATTTATTTTCAAATAGTTGTGCAGATGTGTGCAAAAAGGTTTACAGTTCACCCATGCCGCAAACAAAGCGGCACAGGGTGACAAGCCATCGCGCAGGCCACCGACTGATCTTGCAGCCAGGCACGGCTGGGTAAACGCAGGGCCTCCGCAGGCGGTAGCGGGCTACAAAAGATCGTCGGTCGCTCAAGTCAGTACTGCTCTGCCCCCGGATGGGATCGGCAACAGGAACCTCAAAAGGCCACGCGAAAACCACCCGCTGGGTTCTGTACGGCGGTGAGGCGGGATCTGTACCGCCAAGAAAAAAAATCAAAAACAGCGCTACGCCAACCGGAGCGGTTAATCCGGCAAGCCCTTGGAGACAGGGGCAAACCCCATGCGTCAGTCACTGAGGGGGCATGGGGTTTTTAAGGAGCAACAGCATGTTTGGAATGATCGAATCACTGGCAAAAGCCGCAGCCGCAGTTGTCACAGTACCTGTCGCAGTCGTCGCCGATGTTGTGACGCTTGGCGGGGCACTGACCGACAAAGACCAGCCGTACACCGCAGACGCGGTAAGCGATCTGGTTGACAACCTCAAAGACGCCACGAAGCCAGAGCGGAAGTAACCCCACCCCGCCCCTACACCAGGGGCAACCCAGGCGCTTCTAGTGAGGCGCTTTTGTTTTTCAACGAAGGAGATAGAGATGACGAGATCAGAACATGTTCAGTGGTGCAAAGACCGCGCGCTGGAATATCTGCCAACCGCCCCAAATCAAGCTTTTGCCTCCATGGCATCCGACTTGCAAAAGCATCCAGAAACAGAGGGTCATATCGGCGTACAGCTCGGGATGATGCAGATGATGACTGGCGGCTTGAGCGACGCGGCCAGCATGCGCAAATTCATTGACGGTTTCAACTAACCCCACCCCGCCCCTACACCAGGGGCCGGGAGTGCTTTGATGGGCGGCGGCGTGGAAGGACACGCAGGGATGTGCAAGCGAGCCCGAGAGGCGAAACCGTTCTCGGTGATAGATGGATGCATACATCGCCCAAGCTCGCAGCCAGTATCGAGTCTGGCCCGCCCTTCAAAGCAATCCCCCCGTCCCGGCCAAGCGCCGGGGCCATCCGAATTCTCCCGCTGGGCTGACAGCCTACTGTCGTAAACACGGGATTTCCTGCATGAGCCAGCTAACGGCAGGACGGTAGCCAGCACTGTGATATCTGAGCAAGCGCGGATGCTCGAAACGCTGGACGCACGTTGCACTTGGCTTGGGCCTTCGGACCCTTGCTCGGTACATCGAGCACACGCGACACCTCGGAGAGACGAGGGCCATCACATCAGGAGCAGCACGGAAGGACGTGCAACAAAACGCACTGCGGGCAGGCCAGCCGATCGAGCCTGTCAGCCGCCCATCGGGTTCCGCAATGCGCAGCGATTCGGTAGCCGGAATCAAGCCCGGCCTCCTGATGTGATGGCACCCCCGCCGCAAAAAAGATATTTCACCGTTACGGGCGAAAGCAGATGCATCCGAAGTCAGGCCCCGCCTGCGTGCTGTGCAGCGAGTAGTCCACCACACACAGCCCTGCAACGCGGGGCTTTTTCAATTCTGGAGGCAACATGTTTGAAGCCGCTATGCGCGATTGCGCAAACGAAGAAGACCGCAGATCAAAGCGCGACGAGCTGATGCGGCGCGAAGAAGCCCGACTCGCAGCCGTCGCCATCTTGGACGCCCGCCTGGGCAAGTACGACAGGCTCCTAGACGGCCTGAGCTACCGCGACCACGACGAGCAGGTGATGGCCGCGTTGATGGACGGTTGCGCTGCTGGCGTGCAGTCGTGCATTGCCGTGGTGAAGGCGCTGGCAGACAAACATGGTTATCACACAGCGGAGATTGACGAATGACCCGCGCACCTTCGTATCTAGACGACAACACCAGCACATACGCCCGCACCTGCCCCGGCTTCGGCAAAACCGCTGCACAGATGGCCGTTGCCATCGAGGTGTACAAGACGCCACTGCACAAGCGCGCACTGTGGGCGTTTTGCCGCCACGGCTGGCTGATCCTTCCCGCGCTGGCAGTGCTGGTGTTCAGCGGCTGCACAAGCGATGTGGACACGTATGCAGCGGTGCAGGCTGATTTGGCCGATGCGATTCACCAGGCAGCGAAGGAGGCGGGGAAATGAGCCGACATCAATACCCACGAATTGGCGCTCAGCGCAGCTACCCACTGCGAAACGGCAAGCGTCAAAAGGGGCCGCCGTGCATCGTGTGCGGCGTTGAATCCTGGTGCAAGGTTTTTCTCGAAACCAGTCACATGCGCGGCGATGACGAAGTGGTGCATGCCTGCGTAGGCCACAAGGACGACGCCATGGCATTGTGGGCCGCGTTTGAGCAGCGGCAGAAAGCGCGACAGCCATGAACCGCCTACGCGACTTCGCAATGCTGTACCGCATCTACCGCCAGTGCCACAAACCAATTGCAGCCGCTCGGTATGCGTGGGTTGTGTCGGGCGGGTGAGTCACAACAACGAATTGAGGTGCGTATGAAGCACTGGATACGCCACTACATCGGCGCGTGGCGACTTGCCCGCATCAACAACAACCGCATCAACGCTCTGCGCGAAATGCTTTCAAGGGCCTTCTAACCATGACCACCAACATTCCAAATCTTGCAGGAGTTGCCACTTCTGATCTGGTCGAACAGATTGGAACCGGCAAGTTCTCCGCCAGCTACATCAACTGGTCGCGCACCATGGCACTCCTGCGCGAACATGCCCCAGGCTGGCAACCAGAGCTTGTGACGGCACCTGACGGCTACGTGCTGCACCAAGCGCCAGTAGGTGCCTACCTGCTGATCAGATTCCGCAATGGCGACGTGACCACTCCACCTGTTCCGCAGGCGGTGATGGACACACGCAACGCTGCAATCCCAATCGAGCGCATCACCGCCCGCGACATCACAGACACGCACCGCCGTGGGGTCTGCATGGCCGCTGCGTTCACCTTTGGCCTTGCCTATGAGCTGTGGGCAAAACTGCCGCTGGAATCAGGATATGCCGAGTCGCCACCGCCAGCACCAAAACCTCCAGCGCCAAAGGTCAGCCCAGTGCCGGACATTGATCTTCCGCCAGAAGAACAGGCGCATGTGGCCGCGATTGTCGATGGCATCGTTGCTGCCTGGACCGAAGGCAAGGAGATGGAGGCCATATCGGCTTACTACGAGATTGCAGACAACGATCACAAGATCGCCGCGTGGAAGCTGATGGCGCCGCAAAGCAAACTGCGTGCGCTGCTCAAAGCCAACCAACCAACAGCGCAAGCCGCTTAACCAACTCCTTCCGCGCTGGGCGGCGGGCAATTTGAAAGGGCCATCATGGCACGCAAGTACGAAGTAACCGCAGTCACAGGTAAGTACACCGACAGCACCGGCAAAGAAAAAAGCCGCTACCAGACGCTCGGTTCTGTGATTGAGACAAAGAACGGGCTGATGCTCAAGCTGGAATCTGTGCCGGTTGGATGGGACGGCTGGGCCTACCTGAATGACCCGAAGCCGCGCGACGGGCAACAGGCGCCGCAGCAGCGCCAAGCGCCATCGCAAAGCAGCAATGATTTTGCCGATATGGACGGCGATCCCATCCCCTTCTGACCCCCACCACCCCACACCCAGCCCGCACCAGCGGGCTTTTTTACGCCTACCTATGACTGACTACACCGACTTCGTGACGACAAAGCTGCGCGCAGTGCCGCCAGTTGGCATCACGCGCCAAGTGGATTTGATTGATGGACTGTTCCCGCATCAGGTTGATCTGGTGCGCTGGGCGCTGCGCCGTGGCCGTGCCGCTATCTTTGCCGACACGGGGCTGGGCAAGACACGCATGCAGGTGGCATGGGCCGATGTTGTGCAGCGTGAAACTGGCGGTGACCTGCTGATCCTCGCGCCTCTGGCGGTGGCGCAGCAGACAGTAGCCGAAGCAGCCGCGTGCGGTGTGACCATCACGCACGCCCACGATGCCAGCGAGGTGCGCCCTGGCATCAACATCACCAACTACGACCGGCTGCACAAGTTCGACGCATCGCGGTTTGTCGGTGTGGTGCTGGACGAATCCAGCGTCATCAAGCACCACACCAGCAAGACGCTGCAGGCGCTTCTGGATGCATTCAGCCGCACGCCATACCGGCTTTGCGCCACCGCCACCCCGGCGCCGAACGACTGGACGGAGCTGGGTACACATGCCGAGTTCCTGGGCATCCGATCACGGGCGGAAATGCTGGCCGAGTTCTTCGTCCACGACGGAGGTGACACGCAGACATGGCGGGTGAAGGGCCATGCCCGACAGATCTTCTGGCGCTGGGTGGCTTCGTGGGGCGTCATGCTGCGCAGCCCTGCCGACCTGGGTCACGATGCATCAGCCTACAACCTGCCACCTTTGAGCGTGCACCAGCACACCGTAGATAGCGATCACAGCCAGGAGGAGACAGGCTACCTGTTCGCCATGGAGGCTGCAGACCTGATGGAACGCCGTAACGCACGCAAGGCCAGTCTTGTCGAGCGCGTGAAGGCATGCGCCGCCATGGTCAATAACAGCGCCGAGCCGTGGGTGATCTGGTGCGACCTGAATGCCGAGGGCGATGCGCTGCGCGCGGCGATCCCGGATGCTGTGGAGATTCGCGGCGCAGATTCCGAGGAAATCAAAGAGCAGCGCCTGATGGACTTTGCCGCAGGACGCATCCGGGTACTCATCACCAAGGCTTCAATCACCGGATGGGGCTTGAACTGGCAGCACTGCCGCAACGTGGCTTTCGTCGGCGTGACGGACTCATGGGAAGCGTATTACCAGGCCGTCAGGCGCTGCTATCGCTTCGGCCAAAAGCGTGAGGTGCATGTGCACATCTTCGCCAGCGAGCAAGAGGGCTCAGTTGTGGCGAACCTGAAACGCAAAGAGGCGGACGCAAAGGCTATGGGAGATGCGCTGGCATCCGAGGTAATCGACAGCGTGCGCGACGAACTGATGGGCCAAGGGCGCGAGAGCAACGACTACACACCCCGCAAGGCCATGAACCTACCTAACTTTTTGAGGCAAGCATGAACGTACTGAACCAAGCCAGCGGCGACAACTACACGGTATTCCACGGCGACTGTGTGGACGTGCTCAAAGGCATCCCGGACGCCACGATTGACTACAGCATCTTCTCCCCGCCATTTGCCAGCCTCTACACCTACAGCAACAGCCCGCGCGACATGGGCAACGTGCGCAACGATGAGGAATTCTTCGCGCACTTTGATTTTTTGGTGGCAGAACTGCGCCGAGTGATGAAGCCCGGACACAACGTCAGCTTTCACTGCATGCTGATGCCCACCAGCAAGGAGCGTGACGGCTACATCGGACTGAAAGACTTCCGTGGCGACCTGATACGCGCATTCCAGGCCCACGGATTCATCTACGCCAGCGAGGTGTGCATTTGGAAAGACCCAGTGACCTCGATGCAGCGCACGAAGGCGCTGGGCCTGCTGCACAAGACCGTGCGCACAAACGCCTGCATGAGCCGCCAGGGCATCCCAGATTACCTGGTGACCATGCGCGCGCCAGGTGAGATGGTGGACAAGGTGACCCATGAACCGGATCAGTACCCAGTGGACAAGTGGCAGAAGGTGGCGAGCCCGGTATGGATGGACATTGACCCATCGGACACTCTGCAATACCGCAGCGCGCGCGAGCACGACGACGAGCGCCATATCTGCCCGCTGCAGTTGGAGGTGATCCGGCGCGGCATTGACCTGTGGACCAACCCCGGCGACGTGGTGTTGTCGCCGTTCACCGGCATCGGGTCCGAGGGTTTCGTCGCGGTGGAAATGGGCCGCAAGTTCGTCGGCGCCGAGTTAAAGCAGTCCTACTTTGAGCAGGCCGCCCGCAACTTGGCAGCAGCCGAGCAGGAGCAGACACAAAACCTGTTCGCATAGCCATGGGACGCGGCTCCAAACACGGCATACACCGGGACGAGTGGGAGCAGCGCAGGACCGAGTTCTGCGCTCGCGGCCAAGACCTCCCGCAATCGAAGCTGATGGATCTGGACGTTGCAGCCATCCGATCAGCCAAGCGGCAGCGCGAGAGCTTGCTAAAGCACATCCGCGAAAACCTATCCAACGCCGCGCTCGCCCGCCAGTTCGGTGTGCATGAGCGCAGCATCGAAAAGATCATGAGCAGAGAGACATGGACGCACATATGACAACACCCAAGAAACCCGCAGGCTTCGC